TTAAATCCACAAACAGTTAGAATAGCACCAGGAGCAATTATTCCTGTTGCAAGAAATGATGGCCCTACAGGCCCAAGTCTAAAACCTTTACAGCGATCTGGAGATGTAAATTTATCTCAGTTAGTCATAAACGACTTACGTATGAACGTTAAGAAGATTATGTTAGATGAGAGCTTACCACCAGATAATATGAGTGCAAGATCAGCTACCGAAATTGTAGAAAGAATGAAAGAGCTTTCTCAAAATCTTGGATCTGCTTTTGGTAGATTGATTTCAGAGGCGGTACTCCCTTTGGTTAGAAGAACGTTAGCTGTAATGAATGATAAAGAGATCATTCAACTACCTTTGAAGGTTAATGGACTTGAAGTTAAATTGCAGCCAACTTCTCCTTTGGCCCTTGCACAATCAAACGAAGAAGTACAAACAGCTATGGGTTGGTTACAAATTATTCAACAACTTGGGCCTATGGGTGCTATGGCTGTTAGAATAGACAGGGTTGCAGATTTTGTTGCAGACAAGTTAGGCATACCTTCAGAGTTAAGAACTTCTACCGAAGAAAGACAACAGATGATAGAGCAAGCTCAACAACAAGCAGCACAAATGCAACAACAAGCAGCTCCACAAACTCAAGAAGAAGAAATTAATACACAAGCACAATTAGGATAATATGGATACTTATGATGATATAGGTTGGGAAGGTTTAGACTTCATCCAAACAATGGAGGCTACAGATGACCAAAAGAAAAAAGACACTTTGTTTGCAAAAGTGTTTAGTACACCAGAAGGTAAAATTGTTTTAGAAGAATTAAAAGCAAGAACAATAGATGCTCCTTCCTGGTATCCAGGTGCGAATGAGCATTTTGGTTACGTTAGAGAAGGACAGAATACAGTAATAAGAGAAATCCTTTTAAGGATAGGTCGTGCTAAACAAAACTAAATAGGAGGAAAAAATGGCTGAAGAAGCACAAGCACAAGAACAAACAAATCAAACAGTAGAAGAAACAAAACCTAGCAGTTTGATACAAGAAGCAAGACAATCTGCTCCAAAGGAAGAAGTGGCTCCAGAAGATCAGGATCCAATTTCTCATTTAGCTTCTGATAAACCAGAAGAAGATAAACTTGGAGAAGAACAAAAAGAAGAAACAGAAGAATACGAAAGACCAGAGTATTTTCCAGAAAAATTCTGGGATGAAAAAGAAGGCCCAGATCTTGAAGCTCTAGTAAAATCTTACAACGAACTTCAAAAAAAATTTAGCCAAGGTGGTCATAAAGCTCCAAAAGAATACAATGTTGAATTTTTACAAAATGAAAACATTGATATTAAAAATGATCCATTGGTAAAACAATATACTGATTGGGCAAAAAAATGGGGAGTTACCCAGGATGCCTATGAAGATCTTGCTAGAAACTTTATGGAAACAAATGCAGATTTTGTACAAAGATCTCAAGCTGATATAGCCGAGCAAAGAAAATTACTTGGCAATAAAGCTGAGGAAAGAATAAGCTCTGTTATGAAATTTGGAGATACTTTAAAAAGCAGAGGAGTATTATCAGATCAAGAATTAGCTGAATTTGATAATATGGCAGGTACAGCTTTAGGGATTAAAGTTATTGAAAAACTTAGATCTTATTATGGAGAACAGCCTATAGCTCCTGTAAATGTAACAGATGATTTAGGTTATTCTAAGGATGAAATCAAAGCTATGGTTGGAGATCCTAGATATGTTACAGATACTACTTTTCGTTTAAAAGTAGAGAAATTGTTTGAAAAAGCCTTCCCAGGAGAATATAAACCTTAATAGCTTAGTTTTCATTTTTAGCCTCGTGAAACTCTGGGGTTGCACAAAATACTTGATGCAACCCTAGAAGTTTAATATAAGCAAATCAGAAGATAACCGAAATTTTTTTTGGCCTTCAGTTTTAAATAGCTGTAGCCTTTTTCAAAAGACAACTACGCAAAAGTGTAAATAACAATAATTATGTTAATAGGAGAAAACATATATGGCAATAAATATAAGTAATGCGTTTGTTACTTTGTTTGATGCAGAAGTTAAACAGGCATATCAAGGAGCTGCGGCTCTAAGAAATTCTGTTAGACTTCGTTCTGGCCAAGGCTCCAACACTGTTAAATTTCCAAAAATTGGAAAAGGTGTAGCAACAGCTAGAATTCCTCAAACAGATGTAACTCCGCTTAATGTAACATATTCGCAAGTAACTGCGACTATGTCGGACTATAATGCTGCTGAATACAGCGATATATTCCACCAAGCAAAAGTTAACTTTGATGAAAGACGAGAGCTTGTTGAGGTAGTTTCAAAAGCTATCGCAAGAAGGCAAGATCAATTAATTATTGATGCTCTTGATGCTTCATCAACTTCATTAACTGTTGCAAAAACAGTGGTAACATCTGGATCTGCTACTGCTTCTAACTTGAACGTTGGAAAAATTATCGCAGCTAAAAAACTGTTAGATAAAAATAACGTTCCAAGTGAGGACAGATATATGGTAATTCACGCAAATAACGTTGCAGGATTACTAGCAGACGAAAGAGCTATCTCTAACGACTTTGCAGTGAAGGCTTTGTTAAATGGCCAAATCACTGCTATGCTAGGATTTAATATCATAGTATTAGGAGATAGATCTGAAGGTGGATTACCATTATCAACTAACGACAGAACTGTGTATGCTTTCCATAAACAAGCTCTAGGTATGGCTGAAGGTATGGGGATCAAAACAGAGATCAACTATGTTCCTGAGAAAACTTCTTTCTTAGTTAATAGTATGTTCTCAGCAGGTGCTGTAGCGATAGATGATGAAGGTATCGTAAAAGTAACTTGTGATGAAAGCTAATAGAGGAGAATAATATGGCTTATACAAAAGCAAACCTAAACGCAATAGGTGGACAAAGTAAAGCAGGTCAAGCTCCTCAAATGTGGAGCTATACTGCACCAGGTACAGATACTTTGGCTGACATTAATACAGAAGGCTACTTCAATGGAGCAGCAGATGTATTAAAAGCAGGCGATCTTATCCATATCTGGGATGCTTCTGTTCCTACTTCTTCATTGGTAACTGTATTGTCAAATACAGGATCAGTGGTTGACGTATCGGATGGAACTGCATTATCAGTAGCTGACGCTGACTAATAACTAACATATATGAGTTAGGGGGATTAATTTCCCCCTACTCATTTTTTTTAAATAAGGTAAAAGATAGTATGGCAGCAGGAGATACAAAAGTTTCTATAGCAAATAACGCATTAACATTATTGGGTGCAAATACTATCACTTCATTTACAGATGGATCTAAAGCCTCTGGCATAGCAAACAATATGTATGACTTTGTTAAAAAGCATACTCTTTCTATGTATCCTTGGAAATTTGCTTTAAAGAAAGTACAGCTTGCAAGAGATACAGCTACACCAGTGAATGAATGGGATTATCAATACACACTTCCAACAGATGCTGTTTCTAGTTTGCCTGTTGCAGTATTTTTTTCTGGAAACTCAAATGCTCCAAAACAATTAGACTTTGAAATTTATGGAGATAAATTAGTTACAAATTCATTAACAGTTTATATTGATTATGTTTATGATGTATTAGAGGCTAATATGCCAACATATTTCGTAACATTATTAGTTTATCAATTAGCTTGGCATCTTGCAGAACCTATCACAGATCAAACAACAAAAGCTGATTATTGGAAAACTCACGCATTAGGTACTGTAGCTGACCAAGGTAGAGGCGGATATTTTAGAAACGCAACCCAAATAGATGCTCAAGGACAGCCGCCAAATGTCATTGAGGATTATGTTTTAACAAATATAAGATAATGGCTGATAATGAGAATATTGTACGAATACAAACAAACTTCACAGCAGGGGAGTTTGATCCTTTATTAAGGGCCAGAATAGATTTAGATCAATACAGAGCTGCTGCTAAAGAACTTACAAATGTAATTTGCTTACCTCAAGGAGCTGTTCAAAGAAGGCCAGGCTTACAATACATAGACACAATACCTGCTGCAGCAAATCCACAAAATGGAGTACGATTACAATCTTTTGAATTTTCTACTGAGCAACAGTATGTATTTTTATTTGTTTCAAATAGATTATACATTTACAAACTTGGTGTACTTGTAACTAATATTAATGGATCAGGTAATGATTATTTAGATCTTTCTGCAACTGGGATAAGCTCAAGTAATTTATCAGAATTATATTTTTCTCAATCAGCAGATACTATGATTATTTGCCAAGAAGATATGAACCCAGTTACAATTACTAGAGGAGCTTCTCATAGCTCCTGGACAGTATCTAATTTAACTTT